CCATAGTATACATCTAAAGCCCCTCCTTGGCCCATCGATCCAGAACTGGGAGTCTGAATGGCAAGTTCCCACCAGTCATTGTTCGCTCCGCTATAAACGTCAGTATTGTTATACGTTGTTGACAGATCAGCGACCATGAACGCTGAATTAGCATAGTAAGGAAGATTGGCTGAAATACTCGTATTCGTACGAGTGTTGGTGAGGGCTTTGCCTGAGACACCAGGACGAATCTGGTTATTAGCCAGAGCAGCCAAGTTTGTTGAGGCTGCTAGTGACAAAGTGGAGGAGTTTGGTTTCCTACTCGCCGCTGACAGGTTCCTTCCATCGGGAACACGATCAATCGACATGTGATCAACGTAACCTGCATTAGGCGCCAGGAGAGTCTGTCGCACGTTTGCCGTCACATTAACTGATCCTTTGTATCCTACAAAACATGCTGTTACCCAAGGAATAGGGTGCTGAGGGCAGACGTTGACGAAGGAATTCAGAGGGACAAAGGTGGTTTCTACTGCATTGTTGAAGAAGCCGGGAGATGGTGGCATGCGCTTCAGTGGCACAACAAACTTCAGAATACCATCAGATGGTGTTGGAAAGGTGTAGGACTTCGCCAATGATGACCGATGCAAGTACTCACGAAGTGAAACAATCTGTTCACCAAATACCTCCTTGTACACAATAGGATCTACCTCCTCATCCTGATGCCGCGTAAGGATATGGTCTTCTTCATAGATAATATCACTCTGTGCGACACTAGTGGTCAAAGGACTCAATTGAAGGACGTTAGTCGCTGATGGAGACCAGAGATTCCGCGGACCTGCCATCTCAAGATCAGCACCTCCCTTGACGAAGATGAGTATTTCAACATCTGAGGTAGCCTCTGGTGCCGTCAACCTGTTCAAAACACGGATGTTGAAAACACCATTAGAGTAACCGGGAGTCAAGCTGTGTGATGGAGCATTTGAGGTGTCCCAAAGGACTGTTGAAGTGGGTGTAACAGAGCTGGTCCAATTGAACTGCTTCGCCTGAACGTATGGAACTGAGAAAGTGACTTCGTCAGTCTCATCGAGATCTAACACTGTGGAGAATGTGTTGGTATTTCCAAGTGTAGCGCCTTGGTTCAAATTGGTAGAATTCCTATCCCACGATAGTACCAATCGTCCTCTATGGTACTTCGACCGGATAACCTTCACTGTGAACTCAACAGAACCACGCCAATATTGAAACATCTGTGATAGATATCCCATTGGAGGAAAAGCCATTTGTGTTGATCCATTTGATTGCCACAATTGTGGAGTGACATGCGAAGTGAAAAGTGATGTTCCAGGGGTATCTGTGGTATCCCAATTAGAACCAACAAGGTAGCTCTCGCGCTGAAGAAATGATTTCATTGTGAGCTCATCCACCTCACTGCCTCCATGCTGAACTGCACCCAGTGCTGTCTCCTGTTTAGGCTGTAATGATAGCTTTGTGATAGGAGTTGAGATCTGTGTGCTCGCCAATGAGAATGGCATCTGCATGATTGGGTTAACATCACTGATGTTGGGAACGTTGGTAAAACCAAACAACTCTGCAGCACCACCAACTGCTGCGGCCACTTCACTCGTGGCCATCGCGTAGGGCCCGATGCCTGGCACTGCACTCAGAGCTCCAGAAACAGCAGCGACAGTGGAGGCGACACTACTGATGGTTCGGTCCTGTTCATACTCAACATCAGACTGGGAAACTGGTTGATTCGTGGGTCCAGCAAGTTCAATGTCGTCTATCCATGCAAAAACCTGGACATCAACAGCCGATCCAGTAACACCGTTTGCGCTTTGCAGTTTCTTGTAAATGACGAATTCAAGCTTCCCGAGAGCAGTATACGTAGCAGCTGTGGTATCTGCAAAAGGATATGGTGCCAAAAAGGGAACGACCAAATCTGCTGATGAAGTGTTCTGAACATTGAGCCACACATGTGGTTTCTGTGAAATGCACACAAGGGCTTGATTCGCAGCTCCCGCTGCAGTGTCGGTCCTATAACCTGCCAGGGGCGTGTAAGCAGCCATCAACCCTCCATAATAAAACGGGGATCCGTTCACTGTGAACTTCAAGTGCAAGTTACCTCTGAAAAGACCAAAACCACCCATCTTCTCCTTGAATGACGGATCTGTAAGGAGTAGGTTCCAAGGATTGATGGCTGTGTTGACACCGTATGCCATAGCTTCCGTCCACGTGAAAGTATAGATCAGTTTAGGTCGTGCAAAATACGATCCAAGCGTCTGGGGCATAGACATTTTGGAAGAAACCTGGGATTTTTTCGCCGACAAGTCAACGTTCTTCGATGTGGCCTCGTTCTTGAACTGATAGGTCTGCTGAGTAACAGTGACGGAACCCGTGGTGTCAGGTCTCACGTCAGCCTGTCCTTTGGCTTCCCATCTCTCGCGCTTATTCTTCTTGTGATTCTTCTTGTGTACTTGGGTGATGACTTTCTCAACCACTGCGGACGTCATTTGTCCTGGACGCAGGGATGGTGTGTTTAGGTTTGTTTCTTTCTTAAAATTCTTGCTGAGTCGGGTATTTTCGACAGTAGGAGCGGGCTCATGCTTCCTCTGCTTAACAAACTTCTTGGGTGACAACCATACCCTATCCTGAAGAGGATCTTCGAGGGAACGCCTCATGGTGGTCGAACCCCACGGATCCACGCTCCAGTCACATTGTGCTTGTGGTTCTTCGGACTGGCAGTAACTATCCGCAGGGGTTGGCTTGATTTCGGTTTTACCCAGGTCAGCCAATGTGACCTTGTAAGCTGGTGATGCATTCAGGAATCTCTCGTACATCTCTGACCAGCTTGGGAGTGGAAATTGGAGCATGCGTTCTTCAAGCTCAGGTTCCTTGGGGGCACTACGAATCAGATGAATTATCTTCATATAATAGTCCTTGCCGTGGAAAAAAGCCTCAGTAGCGGCTGAACAGAGTGCCATAGCAATCTGTTCGCTGCTTGAGACTGAACGTGATGGGATGGTATAAACCATCATTTTGTAGATCGACT